GAACGACCTGATCGACAACATCGACAAGCTGCGCATGCTGATCGACCCGCAGTCGTCCTACTTGATGAACGGCATGAACGCGATGGCGCGCGCGATGGACGATGAAATCATCGCCGCCTTTTTCGGCACCGCGCAGACCGGCAGCACCGGCGCCACCGCCACCAACTTCCCGGCCAGCCAGCAGGTCAGCGCATCGGAAGGCGCCTCGGCCGCCACCGGGATGAACGTGGAAAAGATCAAGGCCGGCATCGCCCTGCTGCTCGCCGCCGAGGCCTGGGACCCGTCCTCCGGCGAGCGGCTCTACTGCGCCACCACCGCGCGGCAGAACCGCAACCTGATGGATGAAATCCAGGTGATCAACGCCGACTACAACCCCGAGAGGCCGGTGATCAACGACGGCTTCGTGATGAGCTGGGGCAAGGTCGACTTCATCCACTCCGAGCGCCTGCCGCAAAACGGCAGCAGCCAGACCCGCTGCCCGCTGTGGGTGAAAGAAGGCATGCACCTGGGCATGTGGCAGGACCTGGCCGCCGACGTCAGCCAGCGCAAGGACCTGGCCGGCCTGCCCTGGCAGGTCTACCTGTACGGCACCTTCGGCGGCACGCGGATCCAGGAAAAGATGGTCGTCGAGCTGCCCTGCGCGTAGGAGCCGGAAAAAGCGAAGCTTTCTTTTGAAAGAAAGCTCCCGCTTTTTCCGGATCATGGTCTGCGAGAAATCGCCGGCGGAGCCGGTCGATTTCTCGGTTGAAAGACCACGCAAGGGCGTCGCGGGTTTGTCGCATCGCAGGGCGCGCGGTCACGCCCGCTTTGCTGGCTGGCCCGTGAGGTGGGGGAGCGGATGGGGTGAGCCAGTCGCATCATCCGGTCTTGCTCGTTCTCCCCATTGATTGCGGCGGAGCGCAACGCATTGCGCCGCGATCTGTTTTTCACGTGATCCCGCGCCCCCCTGCCGTTCGCCCTGTGCCTGTCGAAGGGCGCGTGCCGGAAACCATCGTCGCAACACGCTGCGCGTTGCCCGCCAGCGCGCGGCATCCAAATCAATCTGAAAGGAAATCATCATGGCAGTAGTTACCACCAAGAGCACCACCATCAACAACCGCGACGTCGTGCCGCAGGTGATCAACGACGGGCGGCTCGAGCGCGGCACGCTCAAGTCGGCGATCGGCTCGGTCACCGCGGTGAACGGCGATTCGATCGGCAGCAAGTACGTGATCGCCAGCCTCCCCTCCACCGCGATGGTGCGCCAGGTGCTGCTCTCCTGCGCCGCGCTCACCGCGGGCGCGGCCAACATCGGCGTCTATCGCAACACCCGCGACGGCGGGGCGGCGGTGTCGGCGTCCCTGTTCGCGGCGGCGCAGTCGCTCGCCTCGGCCGTCTCCAACCTGGACGTGACCAACCAGTCCGGCAGCAACACGCCGGCGCTGCAGGAACAGCCGCTGTGGCAGGCGGCCGGCTTGAGCGCCGACCCGGCCAGCCCGCTGGACATCGTCATCACCCTCACCGCCGCGCTCACCGCGGGCGGGCTGGCGGGGCTGAAGGTGCACTACGTGGACAACGGGTCGTAGCAAGGCAGACAGGAGGATTTGGGGTCGCCTTTCAGGCAAATACGCTTTTTTGAGGCTCGTCGAAAAAGCTCATTTGCAATATCGGTGACCCCAATTCTGGGCTGTGAAGTGCCGTCGTTCGCATGCCGTTCAATCGCGACTTTTGAATTCCACTGACCTTGCAGCGATGCGAGGTCCGAAGACGGAATTGGGGTCAGAGCACTTTTTCAAACAGCGAAAAAGTGATCCGACCCCAAATCCTGCGCTTTCCCTGTTCCAAATTCTGAAAGGACACTCCATGGCCACCCGCCGTTACAGCATCAACCCCGAAGACCAGGACCACGCCGTCACCGACGTGGCCGGCAGCGCCACCGCCGCCAAGAACATCGAGCTGACCGTCGATTGGGACAACCTCTCCGCGCTCGGCCTTTCCGGCCAGCAAGCGCGCCTGCAGGTGCTCGCCGCGCTCGAGCGCTTGCATGCCTACATCGAGAGCAGCGGCAAGTTCAACGCCGCCGCTTAGCTTCCGGCGCGCCAGGCGCGCCACCTTTTCGTGGATTTTTAGTCATGAAATCATCCGGCTCTGCCGGTGATTTGATGCCGATCAATCCTCGAAAAAAGTAGGTTTTCACTTTTTTCGAAAGCGAGTCATGGCCGGACAAATCGAGATCGTCAACCGCGCGCTGTTCAAGCTCGGCGCGCTGCCGCTCGCCAGCATGGGAGACAACAACAAGCAGGCGCGCATCATGGGCGGCCTGTGGGACACGGTGCGGCGCGCCGAACTGCGCCGCCACCTGTGGTCCTTCGCCCTGAAGCGCAGCACCCTGCCGGCGCTGGCCGCCGCGCCCGCCTGGGGCTACCCGCAGGCCTTCCAGCTGCCGGCCGACTTCGTGCGCCTGGCGCAGGTGAACGACCTGCTGATCTCGCCCTCGGAGACCGACTACCGCACTTTCGACGACAGCCCGTATGCGATCGAGGGCAGCACCCTGCTCACGGTGTTCCCCGCGCCGCTGAAGATCCGCTACGTGTTCGATGTCATCGACCCCGGCGCCTTCGACGCGCTGTTCGTCGAGGCGCTCGCCGCCAAGCTGGCCTACGAGGCCTGCGAGGGCATCACCCAGGCGAACGAGAACAAGAACCAGGCTTCGGAAGACTACAAGGCCGCGATCCGTTCCGCCGCGATGGTCGCCGCGATCGAAAAGCCACCGCAGGGCATCGCCGACGATGCGTGGATGACGGCGCGGCTCTAGGCGGCGCTAGAAACCGCAGGCGCACAGGGTAAAGGCGCTGAGCAACGCGAATAGTGCCGCGATCAGTCCGACGATCCACGCCAGGCGCCGCGCGATGGTAAATGGCCGCGTAGTGCGGGGCGCAGACCCGCCGCCCTGTGCGCGGCCGCCTGTTTCAAATGGCGGATCAGCCATCGCAAGCTTCGTGCATATCGCGGCCCTTTCAGGCCCCAGCCTGCTTCTGGCAATGCCGCGCCAGCAGTTGCGCGACCGCCACGCCCGCTGAATTGTGGGTGGACTGCGCGTCCTGCACCTGGTGGTGGAACAACTGCGCGAACTCGGCGTGGGTGGCGACGCCCTTGGCCGCCAGCAGGTCGATCACCGCCTGCAGCGCGGTGAGGGTGGCCAATTCATACGCGGGGATTGCCTGTTCCATGGTGATGCTCCTTCCAGCCTGCGCGCGTGGTGCGCAAGGGTGAACACAGCTTACAGGAAACCTGATGGCCAAAGCCTCTCCGATTCAAACCTCGTTCAACGCCGGCGAGCTCTCCCCCAAGCTGGAGGGCCGCGTCGACATGGCGAAATACGCCAACGGCGCCAAGCTGATCGAGAATTTCATGCTCTCGGTGCAGGGCCCGGCGGTGCGTCGCGCCGGCACCCGCTTCGTGAACGAGGTCAAGAGCAGCGCCAACCGCACCTGGCTGCTGCGCTTCGAGTTCAACACCACCCAGGCCTACGTGCTGGAGTTCGGCGACGGCTACATCCGCTTTTACGCCAACCACGGCCAGGTGTTGGTGGACAGTGTGCCCGCCTGGGCCACCGCCACGGCCTACAACGTGGGCGACCTGGCGGTGCAGGGCGGCATCAACTACTACTGCAGCGCCGCGCACACGGCAGGCACGTTCGCCACCGATCTGGCGGCCGGCAAGTGGTACGCGCTCACCGGCAGCGTCTACGAGATCCCCTCGCCCTACAGTTACAGCGACCTGACCGACAGCGACGGCACGCTGCGCCTGCGCTTCGTGCAGTCGGGCGACATCATCTACATCGTCCATCCGGCGTATCAGCCGCGCAAGCTGTCGCGCCTGGGTCCGACTACCTGGACCTTCGCGCCGATGGCCAATGCCGGCGGCCCCTTCAAGACCGGCAACAGCGACGCCGCCAGCACCGTCTACGCCAGCGGCGGCTCGGTAGGGGCGAGCGTGACCCTGACCGCCAGCAATCCGATCTTCAAGCCCCGCCACGTCGGCGCGCTGTTTTATCTTGGCGAGAAGGACGTGCGCGCGATCCTGCAATGGCAGTCCGGGCAGGCGTGGAGCGCCGGCAATCAGGCGCGCTCGAACGGGGTGAACTACGTCGCCCAGTCCAGCGGCACCGGCGGCGGCATCAAGCCCACCCACACCTCGGGCTCGGCTTACGACGGCACCCCCGGCGTGCTCTGGGCCTATAGCGACCCTGGCTACGGCTGGGTGCAGATCACCGGCTACACCGACGCCCAGCACGTCACCGCCACCGTGCTCGCGCCCCTGCCGTCGCTGGCCATCGGCTCCGGCAATCCGACCTCGCACTGGGCCCTGGGGGCGTGGAACGGGGTCGACGGCTACCCCTCACAGGTCACCTTCTTCCGCGAGCGCCTGGTGTTCGCCGCCGGGCAGAGCGTGTGGATGTCGGTCACCGGCGACTACGAAAACTTCAACCCGCGCGACGAACTCGGCCTGATCGCCGCCGACGGCGCGATCAGCATCACCGTGGTGGCGCGCAAGGTCAACAAGGTGCAGTGGCTGGACCCCGGCGTGGACCTCTTGATCGGCACCGCCGGCGGCGAGTTCCGCTGCAGCGAGATGACCAAGAACCAGGTGTTCGGCCCCGACAACATCACCGTGCAGCCGCAAAGCGAATACGGCAGCAAGTCGGTGGCGCCGCAGCGGGTGGGCGCGTCCATCGTCTACGTGCAGAGGAGCGGCCGCAAGGTGCGCGAGATGGTCTACGACTACGGGCCGGACAACTATAAATCCACCGACCTGACCGTGCTCTCCGAGCACATCACCGCCAGCGGGCTGATCGCCAGCGACTACCAGCAGGAGCCGCACTCGGTGATCTGGTACGCGCGCGCCGACGGCCTGCTGCTGGGCCTGACCTTCAACCGCGAGCAGGACGTGGTCGGCTGGCACCGCCACCCGATAGGCGGGGGCGGGGTGGTGGAAGCCCTCACCTGCATCCCCACCCCGGACGGCGGGCGCAACGAGCTGTGGCTGATCGTCCGCCGCACCATCAATGGCAGCGTCAAGCGCTACATCGAATACCTCGAAGTCGAGCACCAGGACGGCGACGACCTCGAGCAGGCCTTCTACGTCGACGCCGGCCTCACCTACGACGGCAAGGTCGCCGCTACCCTCCTGCCCGGCGCCGGCGCCGACACCGCGCACGCCAGCGGCGTCACCTTCGCTGCCGGCGGCGCCGTGTTCGCGCCCGGCGACGTCGGCCGCGCCATCCACTACCGCTATCTGGCCAGCAGCACGGACGCCAACGGCAGCGTCACCCAACGCTGGACCAGCGCCAAGGCCAGCATTACCGCCTATGTGGACGCGGCCCACGTGGTGTGCAGCATCGATGCCGCCTTCCCCACCCTCACCACCAACCCCGTCACCTTCGCCACCATCGCCGCGAACGCCTGGCGCATGACCGTCACCACGCTCTCCGGCCTCGCCCACCTCGAAGGCATGACGGTCGATGTGCTGAACAACGGCGCCAGCCACCCGCAGCAAAAAGTGCTGGGCGGCGCGATTAGCCTGCAGTATCCGGGTTCGGTGGTCCACGTCGGCCTGCCCTGCCCGGCGCGGCTCTGGACCATGCGCCTGAACGCCGGCGGGGCGGATGGCACCAGCCAGGGCAAGACCGCGCGCATCAACAAGCTCGCGGTGCGCTTCCAGGAAACAGTGGGCGCGCAATACGGCCCCGATTCCACCCGCCTGGACGAGCTGCCCTTCCGCGCCACCGGCGATCCGATGGACCAGCCGCCGCTGCTGTTCACCGGCGACAAGCTGGTCGAGTTCGACGGCGACTACAACACCGAGCCGCGCGTCTACATCCAGAACAACCAGCCCTTTCCCGCCACCGTGATCGCGGTGATGCCGCAGACCCATGTGTATGACCGCTGAGGGACGAGCCCTGGTGCGTGGCTGCCAACACGTGACCGCCAAGGCGCGACCGCTGATATGCCGCTGCACCGGCGCAGGGCGGCCCTTGGCCGCGCATCGACGGCGGGCGCTGTGCAGTCGCTGCACTGCGCGTTGGCGCCGCGTGCGGCCAAAGCGATCTTGCGTGCGCCGAATCGATGGCGCACTCCACCCCGTTCGCCCTGAGCCTGTCGAAGGGCATGCACCCCACCCAAACCAGCCTGCTCCCATGATCATCCGCCCCTACGCCGCCGCCGACCTCGACGCGCTGATCCTGCAGCCCGCGCAAGCCCATTTGCAGGCCCAGCTATTGAATCGCGGCTACGCGCAAAGCCTGGAAGCGAGCCAGGCCTACACCTGCCTCGCCCAAGGCCGCGTCATCGCCTGCGTGGGCCTGTACCGCCTGCACCCGCAGCGCGCCCTGGCCTGGGCGCTGATCGCGCGCGATTGCGGGCGCCATTTTGTCGCCATCCACAAGGCCGCGCTGCGTTACCTGCGCGATTGCCCCATCACCCGCGTCGAAGCGCAGGTCGATTGCGATTTCACCGCCGCGCGGCGCTGGATGCATCTGCTGGGCTTTACCTGCGAGACCCCGCAAGGCATGCGCGCCTACGCGCCCGACGGCCGCAGCTGCGCCCAATACGCTTGGATCCGGCCCGACTGGCCCGGCCCTGCCGCCACCTCACTCGACACTCCGGTCGACGCACCCCGCGTCGCGTCCCTCACTCGCCCCCTCGCCGCGCCGCTCGCCGCCCCCGACACCACGTCCGC